ACCTAATGGTGAAGTAAAGGGTGAAGTATGCCCTGATTGTGGAGGAACTTTAGTGAGGGAAGGTGGTTGCATTCACTGTAAAGATTGTGGGTATAGTAAATGCCTGTAAATAAGTAAGTTATGGAAGAATGGAGAGATATTGAAGGGTATGAGGGTTTGTATAAAGTATCCTCATTGGGCAGAATAATGTCAGTTGGAAGAACTTTTAGAACTGGAAAGAATGGAACAAGGTTATGTGTACTTTCAGATTCTATAAAGAAAACTGTTGTTAATAACAAGGGATATTTAAGAGTTTCACTAAATAAGAATGGAAAGTTAAAAAGTTTTCTTGTTCATAGATTGGTGGCTCAGGCTTTCATTCCCAATCCTGACAATTTGCCTGAAATAAATCATAAAAATGAGATAAAGTTCTGTAATGAAGTTAGTAATCTTGAGTGGTGCACTACTAAATATAATATAAACTACAATTATAATTATAGTATAGCAAGACAGAAAACCATTGAAAATCGAAGAAAAACTATAATTCAATTATCTTTGAATAATGAGTTTATAAAAGAGTGGAAATCTGTTCATAGTGCTGCTAAAGAATTGGGACTTAGTCAGGGTAATATTAGCTCCTGTTTATTAGGATTGAGAAATAAATGTGGTAATTTTAAATGGAAATATAATGAAAATAAAGTGTAAAGTTTTAACTGAGGGGTGTTTTCCTGTAAGAACAGGAGAGGATAAGTCAGATTGTTTTGACCTGTGTTTAGCAGAGGATGTGACTTTAAAGAAAGGACAGGTTTATGTTGCAAGGTTAGGTATTGCAACTGAACTTCCTAAAGGAATGGTAGCTAAGATTTATAGTAGAAGTAGTGCTCCAAGTAAGTTAGGAGTTACTATTGCTAATGGTCTTGGATTCATTGACACTGTTTATAATGGTGATACAGATGAATGGAGAGCACCACTATATGCTTTCAAGGCTGTAACTATCCCTAAAGGCACAAGAGTATGCCAATTTGAGGTTAAATTATCTCAGTTTGCTACTGTAGGGCAGAAATTAAAATGGCTATTATCATCTAAACCACTTCTGGAGCCTGTGGATTCCCTTGGAAATCCTAATAGGGGTGGAATAGGGAGTAGTGGAATTTAAGTAAAAAAAATATGTATAAAAGATTAGATTCAAATTATGAGGTTAGCTCTGAGGGAGAAGTTAGAAATATTAAAACAGGAAATGTTTTAAAAGGAAAGTATAAAGGAGGTTATAAATATGTGAACCTAAGTTATGGAGGTATTAAAAAGACCTGCCAAGTACATAGATTGGTAGCTACTGTATTTATTCCTAATCCTAACAATTATCCAGTGATAAATCATAAGGATGAGAATCCTTCAAATAATAATGTTGAAAATTTAGAGTGGTGTACCCAAAGTTATAATTTATCTTATGGTAGTAAAACCAGAAAGGAGTTAATGACTAAAAGGCTTTTAGGCTCAGTTAATGCTCCTAAAAAGGTTATTCAATTGAACAAAGATAAGGAAGTAATAAATATATTTGAATCAGCTCAAGCAGCTTCAAGAAGTACGGGGATAGCCAGTACTCACATATTAGATTGTTGTAACAAGAAAATATGCAAAGATTCTAAAGGTTATACTTATTTTAGTAAGTCAGCAGGAGGTTATTTGTGGGAATTTCAAGAATCTAATCACTAAAAAAAAAACACGAAACATGGAGTTTGTATGGAAAATTGTAGCAATGATAGTGGTACTGGCTTGTGTAGCCATTATTGCTGGAGTTGTTAATCTAATAATGAATAGAGGGAAGATAGACCCTAAAGTAGGGAGAATCTCATTTAGGGAGTCTATGGATTTGGTTGAATTACCAATTGTCACATTTATGAATAATGGTAAGAAACTAAACTTCCTTCTTGATACTGGTGCATCTTATTCTTCAATTAATGAAGCTGCTCTTGAAGGGTTATCTTATGTAGAGACTGGAGAGACAGGCTTTGGAATGGGAATTGAGGGTACTATTAAAGAGGATAGAGGTTATATCAGAATGAATGTGGACTATAGAAGTCAAAGCTATGAGGATGATTTCCAAGTAGTAGACTTAAGTCAGGCATTTGGAATGATTAAACAGGAGTATGGTATTAACCTGCATGGAATCTTGGGTAGTACTTTCTTTCAGAAGTATAGGTATGTACTAAATTTTGACGAATTAGTAGCATATTCAATGGTATGAAAGACTTAATAGAGTTAAAATCAAGAGGAGAGGAACACAACTATCTTAGGAGATTAGTTAAGCCAGATGGCAGTGAGTCACATACTTATATGTTAAAGACTTCCACATATACTATGAGGAGTGGTTTGACAGATAAGAAGAAAAAGTTCATAGACCCATCAGGTGGTCCAATGATAGTTGAGGGAGAATATCTTGAAGAAGCTGAGGCAGTAGTTAAATCTATAGACTATGTAATGGGAGTAGGTTATGCTATTACCTTTGAAGTCACACCAGAAGAAGAAAAAGAATTAATTGATGCAATTGTGAATATATGATTTATGTAGTCACTCAACAAATACTACCTGAATCTGATAAATATAAGATAATAAGTGTGAAGGAGTCCTTAAGGCTCCTTCAACCTTTATCTATAGTGGGGTTAGATACTGAAACTACTGGGATAAACTGTCATATAGATAACTTATTGTCCATGCAGCTTGGCTGCTTTGAGTTTCAAGTAGTAATTGACTGTACAACTGTTGATATAACCTTTTATAAAGAATATCTTGAATCAGATAGATTATTTCTGTTCTGGAATGCAAGATTTGATTTAAAATGGTTATATAAATATGGTATAGTCCCAAAAAGAGTTTATGATGGGTTCCTTGCTGAAAAATTAATGTGGTTAGGCTATCCTATAGTATTAACTCCTGAGACATTTGACAATATTAAGTGTGATAGATATGATTTTGTCCCAGAAGACCCTAAGAAAAAGACTAAAGCTTATTATATTCTATATATGAATTTAAAGAAAGCAGGTCAAATGTATCTTGGAGTTGAACTTGATAAGTCTATAAGAGGACAGATTATCTATAAAGGTCTTAGTGAGGATGTTATAGTATATTCTGCTTATGATGTAAAGTATCTGGAAAAAATTAAGGATTGTCAAGAAGAGGAGTTAAAAAAGAAGGGATTACTTAATGCTATAGACTATGAGAATAGATTTATATTATCTCTTGCTTACATGGAGTTTTGTGGAGTAAAGATTGATAAATCTAAATGGGAAGCTAAGATGAAGAAGGATAATGAGAGGTTGCAAAAAGCTTTAAATTCTATGAATAAATGGTTTATAGAACATGAACCCAATTCTAAATACATAGTAGTTAATAGACAAGGAGACCTGTTTAATGGGTTTAATACTGAACCTCAAGTTACTCTTAACTGGAATAGTACTCAACAGGTCATACCTATATTTAAAAAATATGGAGTACAAGTTGAAGTTGAGGATAGGAAGACAGGTGAATATAAGGACAGTATTGATGCTAAAGTATTAAAACCTCAAGCGGATAAATGTGGTCTTATTCCTTTATATCTTGACTATAAAGAAGCTTTTAAAGTGGTAAGTGTATATGGGGAAAATTTCTTGAAACAAATTAACCCAGTAACAGGAAGACTCCATACTAACTTTAATCCAATAGGCACTGATACAGCAAGAATAAGTTCAGGGGGTAAAGATAAGGCTAATAAGGTTGATTATATTAATTTCTTGAACCTTCCTGCTGATGAAGAGACAAGAGCTTGTTTTGTTTCTGAGAAAGGAAACAAGTGGATTTCTATTGATTATTCAGGTCAAGAAAGCTTTATAATGGCTGATGTAGCTAATGATAAAGCTATGATTCATGAGCTTATGGAAGGAAGTAAGGACCTTCATAGCCTAACAGCTAAGATGGTATTTAATGAAATTCCAAGAGATTTTCCAGTAGAACAAATAAAGGAGAAGTACCATAAACTTAGAAGTGAAGCTAAGGGATATGAGTTTGCTTTTAATTATGCTGGAAATGATACCACTATTATGAGAAACTTTGGTTTGTCCCCTGAAAGAGCTAAGGAAATCTATAATAATTATATGAAAGGTTTTAATGGCTTAAAGAGGTATCAAGATTATAGAAGAAGAGACTGGTTTGAAAAAGGATATATAGATTTAAATCCTGTTGTAGGATATAAAGCTTATATTTATGACTACAATTATCTAAAATCTCTTCAAGAGTCTTTTAAAGAACCAGGATTTTGGGAACACTATAGAGAGATGAAGGAAATAAGTCCTATATCATATACAGTACAAAAGGTTAAATATTTCTTTAAAAGAAAAGCTGCATCAGATAGACAATCAGTTAATTACCCAATACAACATACAGGAGCTTTATGTTATAAGGTAAGCATGGTTAATTTCTTTGAGTATTTAAGAAATAATAACCTGTTATTTAAAGTTCTTATTACTGTTACTCCTTATGATGAAATTAATTGTGAAGCTCCTGAGGATATAGCTGAAAATGTAGCTGAAACTTTATATAACTGTATGGTTAAGGCTGGCGGATTCTTTGTTAAGAGGTGCAAACTTGATGCTGATATGAGTAGAATGAAAGATGGTAGTTTACCTAATTATTGGATTCATTAGTATGGAGATTTGGAAAGTATTAGTAGTAACAGTGGTAGTTGTAATAGCCCTATGTGGACTTATTTACACTATCCACTTGTTAAGTTGTGAGCAAAAGAAGAGAATCTATGTCTATCCTAAGACCAAGAATCAATATTATGCTAAAGGTATAGTAAAGATGAAAGACATGGATAGTGGGGAATGGATAGATGCAGTTCTCTATATGAGTCTCAAGAATGGTCATTATTATGTCAGGGAAAAGAGACAGTTCCTTGATAAGTTTATAACATTAAAAGAATGGGAAGAGAATGGAAGAAAATGATAATGTAAATCATCCTAAACACTATACACAAGGTGGTATTGAATGTATTCAAGCTATGGAAGCTGCTTATGGGACTGAAGCTGTAATTATGTTTTGCATGTGTAATGCCTTTAAGTATCAGTGGAGGTTCAATAAGAAGAATGGAAGAGAAGATATTCTTAAATGCCAATGGTATCAGAATAAAATGATTGAACTTCAAAATAAATTGAAATAGTATGGCAGGACAACAAGGAATTTATTGTGCCCCAGACATTACAATCCCTAATAGGGACAGGATAGATGTAGGATGTGCTCCTGATGGAGCAATGCAACTCTGGGTTATGGAATATGAAGTTACTGGTATAGGTAAAGGATGTGCAATGTGTAAGGCTATTAATCCTCAACAAGCAGAAATGCTCCTGAAGAGTAATGGTATATACAATGGGAGTTCATATCTGTATAAAGTAACAAGAATTGAACAAGTGATTGTGCCTCCTTGTAATGGTCTTATGGCTGAACAAGTAGTAACTTATGAAGATTTAGCCCCTTGAGATGAAGCAATTTACACATAGAGAGTTTGTTAGGGTGGTAGTAGCTAATAGTTTCTATTATGACAGACATAATGGAGACCATGCTATCTACCTTAATGAAAAAGGCAGACATATTAGCATCCCATTAAAACTTAAAAGTGTTATTGCAAGAAGATTAATCAAAGAGAATAATTTAGAGATAAATATTAAGAAACTTAAAAAAGGAAAAGAGAATGAACAATACACCATTAGGAGCTGATGAAGACTCCAGAGCACCTTGGAAACAACCTCTTGATGTAAAACATAAGAGGTTTGTGAGTGTGACCATATCATATTATGATGAGGTTGAATTACCTCCAGATGCAGAGGAGGAACAAATTAAGGAAGCCCTTGAAGAGAAGGTGAGAAGACAGGACTTTCCTAAGAAAGTTGATTTTGATGAAATTGTAATATTGGAAGAATGAGAATAATTAAGCCGAGTTTTGAAATTTGGGACCAACAAGAAGGTCTTGAAGGAGTTTACAAACAGATTGAAAGGTCAGGAAGAGTATGTTATAAATCTGAGGATAAGATAACAGAAGACTCTGCTAAGGAGTTTGTGGAAAGAATGATTAAGTCAGGTCATGGTGCTATGTTGGAGCATGGTACAGTGTATCTTAAAATTCCTTATGGAACTATGGATGATAGAGGAGAGTTCTCTAATGAACCTATAGTTATAAAGTATATAGACAATCCTTACTCTGTAGTAATGAATAATAGTGAGAATGACTATTGGTATATAACCAGTAATTATAGAGTTATTATAGAAAATGAGTGGATTGATGACCTACAATACCTGTGTGAACCTACAGAGTTCCATGCAAAGAGAATTACTGTTCACTTTGTATGTGACAGAGGAGTATCCCATGAATTTGTAAGACATAGAGTAATGTCCTTTGCTCAGGAAAGTACAAGATATTGTAACTATAGTAAGGATAAGTTTGGTAATGAACTTACTTTTATCCTACCTCCTTGGGTAGATGAAAGACAGTTAGGAGAACAAAACTCTCAAGAACTTCTTATTCAAATAGGTAGTTTAAGTAACCCTACTTATACACAAGAGGACTTGAATGAGTTGTACTTCTTATTTAGTCTTGCTTCTTCTGAGGTACAATACTTCAATCTTATCAATAATGGCTGGAAACCACAACAAGCAAGAGCTGTATTACCTAATAGCTTGAAAACAGAACTGGTAGTAACTGGTTTTGCAAGTGATTGGGAACACTTCTTTGAGTTGAGGGATGCAGGCAGTGCTCACCCTCAAGCAAGAGAACTGGCACAACCTCTACATAAAGAATTTATTGAAAGAGACTATATTGTATAACTTAAAGAAAAAAGAAAACAATGGCATTTGGAAGTAAGAAACAAGCAGTTATTGCGAAGCCTTCATTTAAGGAAAGGCTGACTGGAGTAAAATCCATGTTTAAGGCTGCCCATGAAGATGCTAGTAAACTAAAGACTGAGATGGAGAAAGAGATTGAGAATAAGAATGCTCAGATAAGTTCTCTACAGAAAGATATTGAGGACATTAATACTACTAAGGCAGAAGCTGAAGCATTTATGGAAAACATTTCAAAATTTATTTAATTATGGCAATGGTACAAGTAGACCTCTCTGAGTATGATATGCTTAGAGAGGCTAAAAATAAAGCAGAAAATGAAGTAAAAGAACTTAAAGAGGAGATTAAAGAGTATCAGAAAAAAGCAAGAGTTATTGTAACTACTAAATATGCTGCTATAGGTTTTGATAAGGCTAGGATGAGAAATGCTATATTAGAAACTTATAGAAGAACAGGTTCTCTTTCTGAAGCTGTAGAAGCAGGTATATATAATAGCTTTTGTAGGGTAGGATATGGAAGTATGGATGGTACTCTTCCTAGTACAATTATAGATTCTTCAAGTCAGATAGTAGGTTTTGAAGATGTAAGAATTCAGGTTGAAGAGAAACTTTCTAAGGAGTACAAAGAGGAGCTTGAAAATAAGATAAGAGAATATAAGCATTCTATAAAGGAATATGAAAGAAAATATGCCTCTTTGGATAAAGACTATCATGAAGCTCATAAGAAAGAAGTGGATGAACTTAATAAAGCTCATAAAGGAGAAATACAAAAACTCAATGATGAGCATGAAGCATTAGTTAAATCTCTTCAAAATAAAATAGATACTCTCAATGAGATTATAGAATCAGATAAGGAAACTATTAATGACTTGAGAAAATCTGATAAAGAAAAGATTGCTGAACTTGAAGCTACTATTAAAGAAGCTGAAGCTAAGTTGAGAGATATAGCTGGAGTAAAGAAAGGATTTTTCAATAAAATATTTGGATAAATGAGAACAAATTTAGTCAAACCTAAAGTAAAGCCAGAGGTAAAGGCTGAAGTATCATCTGATGATGGTATGCTTGATATGGTAATTGCCTTTGATACTACTGGTTCTATGTCTTCCTATATAGGAGCAGTGAAGGACCATGTTACAGAGCTTGTACCTAAGTTATTTAAGGCAAATCCTAATCTGAGATTGGGTATTGTAGCCTTTGGTGATTATTGTGATATGCCAAGTAAAGATAACTTTGGCAAGGCTTACCAAGTTCTTAATCTAACTAATGATGAGGAAAAGATTATTAACTTTGTCAAGAAGGCACAGAATACAAGTGGAGGAGATGGAGATGAATTCTATGAGCTGGTAATTAAGAAGATTGTAGAAGAAACTGATTGGAGAGAAGGTTCTACTAAAGCAGTATTATTGATTGCTGATGCAGCACCCCATGAAGTAGGGTATAGTTACAGAAATATTGTAAGTAATGCCCAAATTGATTGGAGGGAAGAAGCTAAGAAA